GGAGTGGTTGGTTACCTCCTATGGCGTTATTTCTGCGGTAACAATGAAGCAGAGCGTCGGGCCGAACAATTATGGCGTGCAGCGCATGAATCCACCGACGATGTCGAGCCGGGGGAATCCATGGGCGGCAGTAGAAGGACAAAGATCATGTCCATTACTGTCGCCGAGGCACGTGCTGAACTGGGTTTATTGGCTGATAACAAAGCCAACCGCATCGTGGTATCTGAATTCGTAAGGAAGTTCATGAAGAACCATGGGATGCGGCCGTCGCACATTTCGTGCCAGTTCCCGTTCGCAGTCGAATACTATTTCACCCATTCTCCACTGGATGAGCAATTGCATGCCATCCAGAGGTCCCGCTTCCTTCGAGGGAAGAAGCGTGGGCCCGGGGGTGGCTGATGCTGCCCTGTCGTCCGCCCTGGAGTGGAAACTTCCGTCACTTACCCGGCGGGAGTTCCAGGCATCACCTTAACAGGTGCGGGCGATCAGGGTAAACCAAGGAGTGTGCGCATACTTGCCGGATTTGGATCTGGGGTCCGGTATGGAGTGCATAACTCATCTGTAAATAATTTAATGCGTGGAGTGGCAGAGAGGGTTTTATACCTCTCTGAGGATGGTATTCTGAAGCCATCTAGGAAACCCAAAGCGGGTGTGTTCTCGCGTCTCGACGGCCTTAAAAGCCGCCTCGTTGAGCAGCTTGTTCCGACCACCGTTGTACCAAGGGATGAATATCCTTTTCTGTACACCGGTCGCAAGCAAGCTGTCTATCAACGTGCTTACGAAACCTTAACTGTTAGGAGGATTCGCCAAAGTGACGCTTATGTGAGTACATTCGTGAAAGCGGAGAAGGTAAACTTTTCCGCTAAGGGTGACCCTGCTCCACGTGTGATCCAGCCAAGGTCTCCGAGGTACAATCTTGAGGTAGGGCGCTACCTTAAGTGTTTTGAGAAGGAGTTGTGTAAAGGGTTCAAACGTTTGTTTGGCTATCTTGTGGTGTTGAAGGGTTGCAATGCTGACGGTGTCGCAGCTGCCATGCATGACAATTGGTGTAGTTTTGATGATCCCGTTGCAGTGGGTTTGGATGCGTCTAGGTTTGATCAACACGTCTCTGTGGAGGCGTTGGAGTTCGAGCATAGTGTATACAACTCGGTGTTTCGGAGTAAGGAATTGCGTCGTTTGTTGGGCTGGCAGCTCAAGAACCGCGGCTTTGGCCGTGTTGGGGATGCTCTACTTAAGTATGAAGTGGATGGGTGCAGAATGTCCGGTGATATCAACACCGGCATGGGCAACTGTCTAATCATGTCTTGCCTAGTGCTGAATTACTTTGAGGAGGTTGGGCTTAATGCTCGTCTATCAAACAATGGTGATGATTGTGTCGTCTTTTTAGACCGATCTGACCTTGGTAAGCTGGCCGGGATTGGGAATTATTTTTCCGATTTTGGGTTTAAACTTGTCGAGGAGCCGGTTGTTGATGTGTTCGAGCGTGTAGTCTTCTGTCAAGCACAACCAGTGCTTGTCGGCGATCGGTATCGTATGGTACGCGATCCTTGGACAGCGATGTCTAAGGACTGCGTGTCATTGTTATCGTGGAACACTCTTGAGGATTTCAACATATGGCGGGACGCCGTTGGTACTTGTGGAAGGATCCTCACGACCGGTGTTCCGGTGTGGGAAGCTTTTTACTCACGCTTAAACACTGGTGGCGGTCGGGAAGGAAAAGGGGGTCTAGTTTTTGATTCGGGTTTCGGACGTATGGGTCGTGGAATCTCAGGTGGAGTGATTACTCCCGAAGGACGCGCATCTTTTTGGCGTGCTTTTGGGATTACTCCTGACCTGCAGGTCGCCATGGAACAAAATGTCCCAGACATCGAGTACAACGGCTTACCCCCTTTGAATTTTGCAGAATTCGAACACAGTTACAATCCACTAAGATGGTTAAACGCAATAAAAACAAACAATTGAACAAAGTTATACAAGCTAATTCAGGCAGAGTCACTCAGATGAGGCCGAAAACGAAAATTGATAGAATGGATCAAGAAGCATCGCACGTTAGTTCGAGGTATGTATATGCCCCGCACACTACCGCTGCAGCTGCTCAGTGGGTTGGTTATTTTAATCTTGCCGTAGCTACTAATGCGAATGACGACGCTGGCGCCGTTGTTCTCAAGAACTACCAAGAATATAAATACAAATCCTATCGCTTTGGATTCACACCCGCAGTTGGTACAACGACTGCGGGAACACTGTGGATTGGCTACTACGATAATCCCGAGATAATGTACAAGGTCCTGACGGCGGCATACTCAGATGCTACTCTGCTTTCGCTAGCGAAACAGAGTCCGCATTCGAGTTCAGCCCCGATCTGGCAGCAACAAACTCTCAATATTCCCATGTCCTCTCGACGCAAACGTTACTCAGTGAACTCCACTGCCCCAAGTAGCGTCGCCGAGACGGACTTACAATGCCACGGCGTTGTGATTATGGCGACTGAAGGTGTGCCCTTCAGCACCGTATTTGGAAACGCCTCATATGACTACTCTGCCCTGGGTTACAATCTACAGAGCTACGCATTGTCTGGCATCTAGACCCTTAGAGCAGACAAAACTAACACTTATATTATCCACCCCACGACGGGAGTGGTGAAGGACCCTGCTAAGGTCGCCCCAATCGGGTTGTTACACCGTCTAACTAACGGATTCCGATTGTCTTCACACGTGTACTCGTGGATACTATATTAAAACATACCGCTCTCCTGCTAGTTGACAGGGGGGGCCGGCGGTATTGTGATGCTAATCACCTAGCC